GGAAAGCTAAAAAATTAGGTGAGAAATTATCAAGTAAGGCGTTTAGGTCTGGATTAGTACCAAAGTTATTGTCGTATGTTGGAACTGTAATGATGGTTTACGGCTCAGATGTCTTTATAATTAACTCACTTGTTTCTAATATTGTTGACGTAGAGTTTATGGCTACAAAGGTTATTGCATTAACGCTAATAATAAATGAAGCTAAATCAATAGATGAAAGTTTTGAGGCAGTTAAGGGCTATTCACTAATCGCAAAGCTGCTTGAAATTATCAACAATCTAAAAGACGTTAAAAAACAACTATAATTGAATTACGAAATATACATTGTAGGACATTATCCACACGACAGATTCGCTTTAGGATGGGAGTATGTGGGTGCTGATGAGGAATTCAGCTATAATTCTATAACTTTGTATATGTTCATATTCACAATTACTATAAATTATGAAAGAGATTAAGATCCCAAAAAGCAAACATTTTAAGCTAGAGGAGTTTCATTGTAAAGATGGCACACCAGTCCCAGAAGAATACTATGTCAACGTACAGAAGCTAATGGATAATCTAGAGGTAATCAGAGAACATTTTGGAGGCTTATATCCGATTAGAATCAATAGTGGATATAGAACACCAGCTTACAACAAATCGGTTGGAGGAGCAAAAAATAGCCAACACTTAACTGCAAGTGCTGCTGATATAAGAATAAGCGTAACACCAAGTATTGTACAAGACGCAATAGAGCAACTACAAAAGGACGGAAAGATCAAAAAGGGTGGATTAGGTAGGTATGCTAATTTTACGCATTATGATATTGGCAAATACAGAAACTGGTAATGTGGAACGAGGAGCAATTATTTAACTGGCTCAAAGAATTTGTGTATTTCGATTTAGTAAAAGCGAAAAACCAGATGAGCCGATGGGATTGCTACTCACCTAAATTTAAACATCGTATTGAGTTAAAATGTAGACGTAAACATTACCCTACTTTATTAATCGAAAAAAGCAAATATGATGCAATGATATTTGAGTCTGGAAAGCATATGGATGTGCCTATGTACATTAACTCTACTCCAGAGGGTATTTATTCGTTTGATTTACACCAGATAGAGCCAGAATGGATATTTAAAAGCCTAAGAGCTACCACTCAATTTGCCAATAATAAAAATATAGTTAAAAAGGTTGCTTTCTTAGATCTTGAGGAAGCATTAAAATTAGAGCTATAACAACGCTTGTAAAATTATTACTCCAAGCATAATTAATCCGATCTTTCTTTGCCTAATTATTTTGTTTTGTTTCTTTTCGGTAACTTGCATTAAGTTATAATAATCGTTCTCTAGGGCATTTATATGCGTTTTAAGCGTATTTGCATCTTTTTTAGAGCTATCTATTATCTGAATATATTTATATTGCCTTAAACGGCTTATTTTAGCTTCATCTGTCAAACTATCTTTTTGTAGTAGCTCAATATAGATCTTATCCATTTGAGAATATGTGATACAGACTAATGTATCGTTGTTATTGTCTATTAATTCGATCTGCGAATAACTTAATACGTTCAGAACGAGGCAAGATATGATAGTTGCTAGTCTTTTTTTCATAATATAGTTTAATTGTATCTGATTGTTTTTGTAGGCTATCTATCTGCATATAGATTGTGTCAATATTAGTTAGCTCTGGCTTGTCAACGACCCTTATAAGCGACTCATTTCTTTTGTTTAATAGATCCAGAATTATTATTGACTGAATTATCATAATCGCTATGACGTAAATAGTAATGTTTTTGTTCATAATTGTGCTTTTACTTTATTCCAATATTGATCAGTAGCCTTGTTGAAGTTATATCCTCCATTCCAAGTCCTTGCTACACGCTCATTTGTTGGGTTTTTAATATGATGCCTAATAACATTAAACATCTCTATTGATTTAGATCTAATCCACCTATCTTTTAGCTGATATTTATTGTACCCTAAAAGTCTGTTTACCTCTCGGAGCATTATAGGACGTATTTGTAAGCATCCTACTGCGTTTTCTTTTGCATTATATGCGTTTACGTCCCCTCTGCTTTCAACGTAGATTATGGCTTCAATTAGTTTATCTTGTTTAGGAATACTCCTAACCACCTCCATTGAGGAAGTGGTCAGAAATAAACCAACATTTAACACTATAAAAATTAGCTTCATTTGTATCCTAGTTTAGCTTTGACTATATCAGCTTTTATGCCTTTACGCTTTGCCCATTCTTTACCCCTTAGCTCTTCGTGATCTTGCTGAATTTTACGACTGGCTCTAGTAATAGTTAAAACATTTTTATAATGCTCTGCGATTATCATAGCAGATAAAATGTTAATACCATAAACGTCTTGTAAAGCTCTGCGTAGTAGCTTTTTAGGTTTGTCTCTCATTTCTGGATTCGTAGTCAATAGCTGTTTTACTTGTTTTGTTGTGTTCATATGTTTGTTTTTATAAATTCGTTTAATCTGGTGTAATCTTTTTTGAATGTCTTATCATATTGCATAAGATCTGATGCTTGTTGTATTGAGTGTATTACTGTAGAGTGATCTCGACCTCCTAAAGCATCGCCAATAGTCTTGAGTGAGCTATTAGGCATATTATCTCTTGCGATATAGCAAAACATTTGCCGACATATTACTTTTTCTCGGTGTCGTTTAGCTCCTTGTATTTCTTTTTTAGGTATGTTATAATACCTAGATATGCAATTTAATAGCTGATCAAATGTAAGCCGACCTTTTAATACGCTATCCGTCTGCCATCCTCCAATACTCTCGATTCCAGCAGCCGAATAATAGGAGGGCTTATCTTGTTTAGCAAAATACTTATGTTTCTCTTCTCCAAACTCGTCTGTGAAAGATCGTTTTTCTATTTGCCCCATTTTAACAAGGTCTGTAATCTTCCTATTTGCTTCTACCATACCGACCTTTCTGCATAGCCCTAATATTGTATTAAGGTGCGTATACCCTTTTTTAAGCGTATTGCGAATAAAGAGATAGTCTTGATTTTCTGTCTTGTAATCCTTTACTAATTCCATAATTGTTTAATGTATTCTCTTGATTTTATTACTTGTTCTTGCATTTCATAAATAACCTCTTCGCTATAATCTATGCCAAAGGTCTTAATTCTATACTTACTGCTTATTTCTGAGTAGTCGTGGCTATCCTCAAAGGTTAGCTCTTCTGGTGTGTTCATCAATACATAGACTAATTGAGCTTTTTTCTTTCCAGTTAGGTGCATATACGTTTGTAACTGATAGTAATAATCCTTATTTGGTATGCCGTAGTAAAATAACGGAAAGCTAAAGCAGTCCCAGCTACTCTTTATGTCAATAATCGTGTCCTCTAGTATTACGTCTGGCGTCCCACAGAAAAAATCGTCTGCAAAAAAGTCCTCATTCTTTTTGGCAAATAGCCATCCTAGGCTTTCTGCTGCATAATCTATGGCATCGTCCTCTACTTCTATACCCTTAGTCAGATACTTGCTTTTAATGTTCTTTCTGACACCATATATTTGTTCTTTTGTCCACTCCTCTAAATATGATTTTGTGGTTTTTGACAATACCTCGCTTTTTGAACGAGGCTTTGTCATTATTTTACCAGCAGCGGATGCTCTTATCTTAAATTGCTTCATTTTAATGGATATAGATCTGCGTTAATTTTACTTATTGAATAGTGCTTTTTTAGATCGTCTAGCTTTATGCCTTTGTCGAGGGCTGCATTCCAGATCTTGTCGTTCTGATTAACCCAAGGCTTAGTGTTTTTTTGCTTTACGCTCTGACTAGCAGAATTTGCGTCATCATCTTCGGCTTGTAATCCTAGCAAAGATTGTAATGTATAGCGTCTGTAATAAGTAACTGCAGATCCTAGCTTCTGAGGATCATCCATTTGTGGAAGAGGTATTGAACTGACAACGCTCTCACCAGATTCAACATCTATGATCTCTGAGAATACTTCTCCCTTGATAATAGGTTGCAATAGTAGTAGGTTGTTTTTCTGCAATAACGGCTCTGTGTGCTTTAATAAGCCGTTAATGTCAAAATACCTTGATTTAAAGAATGGATTAGTTGAGTCTTTAGAGATAGCTCCTATCTCCTTTTTAACTTCTTGTAGTTTTGTGTATAAATTCATTGGACGAATATAATTAAAATGTTTAAATAATGTTTATTTGAGTATCTTTTTTTTTCTTAATGTTGCTTATTGTTTTGTGTAACAATGTTTGTTTTGCATTAAGGGGAGCTTGACCACTCCCCTTTTTCTATCCTATATAATCTTCTGTCATATATTTATTGTAGAGATCCTCTCGATAGTTTGTTAATGTTTTGCCATTTTTATTTGTGTTTAAAATTGCAAGACTAACTACTTCGTTTATTGCCATATGGTTTCTACGGTTAATATTTCTCTGTCTGTTTATGATGCTATTCATAGTATGAACGCTCATTCCGTAGGTTACTGCTACAATCTCTCTTTGTTCTGGTGTAGTGTTATCCTTGATAGCTCTACTCAGTTCTTGTGATAATTTGGTTTTGTATTTCATATAAAAAGGTTTTTAAAATCTTCGTTAATATTGTCATCTGATTTAACTGACTCGTTAAAATTAGCAATCGACTTTGTCAGATATTCGTACTTTAAGATCTCGTCTAGCTTGTTAATTAAAGCATCAATCATATTAGCCTTGTTGTCACACATAAGACTGATAGACTTATCATCCTCATCATCATTGTACCACTCTTGTGACTTCTGCTTCATTAAGTCTCTCTCTTTTCTTAGGATACTTTGTATCTCCCAGATTTCTTGTTTTGTTAAATTCATTGTTTTATTTTTATGTATGTTAATTCTAGTGCAGCGAATAAACCGATTAAGAACAAGATTACTGCAGATCTAGGCTCTTCGATTGCCCAGCACCATACCGATAAGGGTATGAATGCTGAGGTTACTTTTAAAATTGATTCTTTCATTTTGTTTTATTGTTTTATGTATTAGTAATACCAGCTGCAATACTTAGGTCTGCCGTCCCACTTATTGAAGTAGTAATATGATTCTGGATTTGATAGTCTGCCTTTTGCGTATACTCTTAGCTTATATGATTTATCTGATTTGAATACGTCTTTTTGTGGTACTCTTTCGTCTGCCATTCCGTGTGAATAGGTTGAGTCCTCTACTGTACTCTGTGATAGCTCTCTGACCTCTATTGTTTTATTCATTATCCTTACTACTTGATAAAACTCGATATTTGTTTGCTCGTATCCCCAGCTATTGTAAACGATATCTCCTAGTTGGTAAAAGTCAGATGCCTTAACTGAGGCGTTTGCTTTCTTTCGGTCTTGTTTCTCTTGTTCTTTCTTAGCGTTCCTAATAATAACTTCGTTCATATAGCTATCTGCTTTAATCATAGCACTCTCTAATTCTTGATAGCCATAGTAAAAAATGTTTTTAGTCTTAGAATACTTACCTTTTGGCGTATCCTTGTCGGCTTTAACTGAATAGTTGTACTTTGAATTCTCGTGCTGATAGACGTTAATTTCGATCTTACCAATCCTTTCTGTTCTAATTGTTTTTGTGTGTGTCATTTTATTTTGTTTATTTGTTTATGTATGCAAATATAATACAATATTTTAAATAGGGAATATTTTATGTAAATTATTTATATGTAATGTAAATTCTAAACCAGATTCTGTAAGCTCATCAATTAAAAACTCGAAGTTATCTTCGCATAGTTGTAAGTTGTGAGATTCTGTTAAAATAAGATTTTCTGTTAAGCCTATCTCGTGTAGTAATTCTGATCCTTGTCTCCAGTCTCTTAAGTCGAATGTTAATATTATATCTTTCATTATGTATACAAAATTAATACAAAATATTTAATACGCAAACTTTTTTTTAAAAAATATTTATTTGCACCAGATCTTCAGCACCTTTACTGCTAGTAATAAGTATACTCTTGACAACCTTATAGCTATCATCCTCAAATATAATGTCCTCTATCATCTTAACCATTGCGACACAATTTGAAGCATCTAAGGCTCTAGATTTAAACTTAAAATGATATTCAGTATTGTAGGTATTAATTTTTGGCAGCGTTTTATTAAATTGGCTTTTAACGATCTTAACATAATTATCTTTTATTTTTTTTCGCTTAGTCCAATGCATCCCAGCGTACCATTTATTAAGAGATATCTTTGGCAAATCTTTTATTGTTATAATCATTCTACAAAATTATATTTTTTTATTTATGCAATTTTTTTAATCTTCGTCAACGCAAAACGAAAATATGAAGAAAGAAACAAAAAGAAAGGCTTTCAAGTTTTATAGGTCATACTATGACGTATACAACGAGCTAAACAACAAGGACAAACTTAAATTTATCGAGGCTTTACTAGATAGGCAGTTTCAAGGTATTAAACCTACTGGTTTAACGGATATGGTCAAATTCGCATACCTAAGTCAAGAACATTCTATCGATCTACAAGTCAAAGGATACGAGGACGCAACTGGCAAAAAGTTAACCCCCAACACAGACCCCTTAGTAGACCCCCCCAAGGGGGGCTTAGTAGACCCCTCTAGGCAAGAGAAAGAGAAAGAACAAGAGAAAGTAGAGAGTATATATGTCGATTACAATAAACTTCTTAAGGTCTACAATGAAATATTAGGGAGGCAGACTAAAGTAGTACCAGAGAAAGCAAAAGAGCAATTAAACGCTAGGTTAAAAGAGGGGTATAGTAAGCCAGATATTGTAAAAGCACTCAGAAATGCAATTAAAGATCCTCATCACATAGAGACTAATTACAGATATATTACATTAGAGTTTATTACACGCCCAGATAAGCTAGATAGGTTTTTAAATATGTCAGACTTTAAAATTAAAAGACCTCTAGTATGATCAAAAAGAATAGCGAAATATTAGATCAGCTTATGTATCTCCACAAGAACGGAATACCAGAGGGCAGTAAAATAGGTCATAAAACATTTGACGATAAATTAACATTTGTTAAGGGAGGTTGTACAGATATAACTGGATATCCTTTTTACGGCAAGTCTTTATTTCTCAAGGAGGTATTAATGGGCTTAACGCTCAAAGACAACTGGAGACATTGTATATATATGCCAGACGATGGAAGCGACACGGAGGTAATATCAAACTTACTTCACAAAATGACTGGCAAGACCTTTGAAAAAGATTATCCTAATACAATAACAGAGAGAGAAATAGCTAAGTATTCAAGTACATTACTAGATAGGTTTAAATTTATATCCTCTGAGCATAGTATCGAGCCAGAAGCATTCTGGAATTACGCTAAGGAGAACGAATGCAATTCGGCAGTAATAGATAGCTGGAACTATTTAGCCCACAAGGGAGAGCCTACTAGTCCAGATTACTTACGCAAGATATTGTCAACTCGTAATCGCTTTATGGAGATTAATCAGATGCATAGCTTTATTATTATACACCCTAAAAACCCAGATCCTAAACAAGTAAAAGACGGCAACGTAAAAAGACCCAGCGTTTATGATCTTATGGGAGGGTCAGAATGGAATAATAACGGCAGAAACATAATCGTAGTACATAAGAACTCAAAGGAAAACCACGAGCCATATTCTATAAACATCGACAAGGTAAAACCAAAGTATTACGGAAACATAGGCGAGATCTATCTACAAATAGATTGGGCAACGCAGAGGTTTTACGACTTCGATCCAGTATATAACACTAAGAAATATGCATACGGAGAAACTCAACAGATAAAAGATCCAATAAAACCACTTATACACATAACAAATGATCCCTTTTAACGACAGTAAAATTATAGACGAAGCTAGGCAAGTAATATCTAGCATAGAATTAAAGCTAATGAAGCAGCCTTATGACGAAATAAAGCAAAACAAAGTAGATAGGCTAGAAAGATTAATGCATTATACTTGCTATTTAGAGAAGCAGAATAACGAATTTTATAACAAGTTTACGAATCAATTAGAACGCATTAAAATGCTAGAGAATCACATAGATAATTTGCAAAATAAAATTAATGTGGAAAACAAATTAAAAAACTTTTAAACAAATGTATAAATTTGCTAATAATATGAACCACTACTACACATCAAAAGATGAACGAGTAGCAAAGAGCGTCATAGATAGAAGGGTATACGAAGCAAAGGCAAACGCTCTAAGCGAACAATTCTGGGAGTACGGCTACAATTTTTGTACCGACTGCTTAAAATCTAACGGAGTACGCCTAGACTGCTCTCATACTATTTCAGTTGACGAAGCTCAGAAAACAAGACGAGCAGAACTGGCTTGGGATAAGGATAACATCAAAGTAAGATGCAGAGATTGTCATAGAAAATTAGATAATTTATGAAAGGATTATATCAAGTAACTGCTAGAAGAGCAAGTAAAATAATTACTTCGGAGGTATACGGAAACATAGCCGAGAAAGAAACGCTATTTAATAGATTAATGAGCCGTCATAAAATACCACATACGAGACGGCACGAATGGAAACTACAAGACGTAAAACTAAACAAAGAGATATGACAAAAAAAGAACAGATGGCACACTTCGGTTATATGACTGGAGAGATGAAAAAGACATTATTCAGCAAAGGAGATGACTATGCAAATGAAGATCGGTTATCAAACTTTAAATTAGCTGGTGCTATTGCTGGAGGAGATGCAAGAACTAATTGCCTGAACTTAATCGCTACCAAAGTTGCAAGATTAGGGGTGCTAATTAACTCGGATCAAGAGCCTAACAACGAGAGCATAGAGGATAGCGTTTTGGATCTAGCCAATTATTCCGTACTTTTGTCAATGATAATAAACGAAAATAAATAATATGAACAAAACAGAAAAAGTATTTGCAGACGGATTTAGCTTTAAGATGAACGCTAATTCTCCAGAATGGGTTGTAGGTGGTTTAAGCATTAAGGCTGATCAAGCAATCGAATTTATTAACCGACATTCAGATAAAGGGTGGGTCAACCTTAAGATTAACATCGGAAAGAGTGGCAAACCATATGTCGAACTGGACACTTGGAAACCAGAAACTAAGACTGAGCCAGTAATGGCTGAGAGTACAGACTCATTACCCTTTTGAAATTAGAGTCTGTCTATTTTGACCAAAGCATCAGAGATTATGCTCTTCGGCTTACCAATGACAAGGTGGAGGCTGAGGAGCTAATATCTCTAGCATATGAAATCTGTTTAAAAAAACCCCCACTAAAAAACTTAAAAGGATACTTCGCAATGGTTATGCGTAACCAATGGCTGAAAAAATGCAAAAAGCAAGATCCTTTCTTTGATCACGAAAACTCTGAGCATCCAGAAGTCGAGGAAGTCCTTGATAGGATGAATCACTATTATGCTAATATTCTAAGAGCCATAAGTAATGGCGAGACGCTTACTCAAATACATAAGGGTGCGTCAATAGGTTATAGGACATTAAGGGATGACTATACAAAAGCAAAAAAACAATTCAAAATTATGTACGAAAACAAGATTAAGATTGCAGTTATTATCCGTAACATAAATGGCGTAAGTTATCACAGACTTTTAATGCCGTTTGCAAAGATGAAACGAGACTACGGAATAGAGATCGTTGTTTTGCTTAACAAAGATGATGAATTCTTCAACAACTTGGAGGGAGTGACACACGTTGTTTACAATAGGAATATATCTGGACTTATGCAACCAGAAGAGTGCTACTTAAAATTAAAGGCTAAAGGCATTAAAGTCATTTGCGACATAGATGACTATTGGGATCTAAACAAAAAGCATCCTATGAGCTACTATTATGAAAAGTCTAATCTAACTAAGTGCATAATAAAGAACTTAAAACTAGCAGATATGGTATGGACAACTACGCCTATACTAGCAGATAAGATACGACCATATAATAAGAATATTGTTGTCATTAAAAATGCCTTAGATCCTCTAGAAAAGCAATATGCATATGAAGATCTATCATTAGACTTTGATACTTTCTTTTATTCTGGTGGCACTACTCATTTGCGAGATCTTAAATTATTAGGAGATAATTTTAATGATGAAACATTCTTTGTTAAAACACCTAGATTGCCAAAACGAATGAAAGGAACTAAGGTGCAGATTAGCGACATTCAAGAATACGCTATGGATTATCAAGATTGTGGTATATGTGTAATACCTCTGCAAGATAATCTATTTAATAACTGCAAATCTGAGTTAAAAATGATTGAGGCTGGTCACTTCGCTAAGCCAGTAATGGTGTCGGCAGTAGATCCTTATACATTACTTTCGACAAATAAAAACTCACTAAAGGTATATAATAATGACTGGGCTGCTGCAATTAAAAAGATTAAAGGTAATCATACTATGCAAGTAGATCTAGGTTTAAAACTAAAAGAAGATGTTAGTATCAAGTATGATCTAACCAAAGAGAATGAAAAAAGATTGCAATCATTATGAGTGAGGAACTAGAGGAAAGAATAAGAGCCATATACAATATGAAGGGAGGCAGACTAAACACTAAATTCTATGCTGAGTTTATTGAATTGTGCCAAGAGAATTTTCGATATAGACCAGATATGAGTTGTGGTAAATGTATCTATAAACACGTTGTAAAATTATATAATGAATATTTAAAATGATAGTAAAAACAAAAGACATTAAACATAACCCTAATAATCCAAGGACTATAAGGGAGAGCAGCTACAATCAATTAAAGCAATCAATAAAGGAATTCCCAGAGATGCTTAAGTTGAGACCTATTGTCGTTGACGATAATATGGTTGTACTAGGAGGCAATATGCGATTAAAGGTAATTGAGGACTTAGGCATAGAAGAGGTCTATGTCATTAAGGCTAGTGATTTAACGGATGAGCAAAAAGAGGAGTTTATCGTTAAAGATAACATTAGCTTTGGTCAATGGGACTGGGACATCTTAGCAAACGACTGGTCATCTACGAAATTAAACCAATGGGGTCTGGGTGTATGGCAGCCTAAAGAAGAGGAGGCAAAGGAATTTACACCGAGCTATTTTCCAACACAATCTAGATCAGAAGTAACTGACACAGATATAAAGAAAGCAGAAGAAAAGATTGATACAACATTTCACAAAGGAACAGAAAGAAGATATATAGAAACTATGTGCCCTCATTGTGGACACGAATTTAATGTAGAGCAAGAATGAAAAACGGAAAGCATTTAATTATAGACGCATACGGATGCGATAAGGTAGCTTTGTGGGACGAAAGCATAATAAAACGTATGCTAATAGACGTGACTAAAATAATAGGCTTAAAACCCCTCTCTGACACTTTAATATATAAAGTAGATGAATCAATGATTGAGAAAAAAGATACTGGCATTACTGGAGGTATTATTTTTATGGAGTCGCATTTTACTTTTCATTCATTCCCAGAACAAAATTATTTCTCAGCAGACATATATTCTTGTAAAGGATTTGATCATTATGAAGTAATTAATTATATTGATAGTCAATTTAAATCAAACAATATAAAAGAAACAGTAATTTTAAGAGGAACATCATTATGACAAAAGAACAATTTGAGTTATTTATAACTGAGCAGACTAAGTTTACCTTTGCTAAAACTATGGCTAATATTCCACATAGCTGGATAGTTAGAAGCGACTACGATGACAATACATTCCTTGCAGCTATGGAGTTTATTAGAGATAATGGATATCAAGAAAGATTTTATTCTAAAGTGTATACATATTACAACGTAGGGGAATATAAATATTGGGTAATGACTGGTAAGGATGGATTTAATTGCAAGGGTGCAATAATTAATAGAGCTAAAATATAAAATATGAATATTAAACAAATAGGAAAACACCGAGTATCTGAGAACGACATACAAAATGTTGATTTCGATAATTTATTAGATGGTAAAAAAGCATACATACTTTATACCGATCCTCCTTGGGGGGATGGCAATATGAAGTATTGGTGTACATTAAACAAAAGACATACTGGTAAAGAGATTGAGGCTATGTCTTATAAGCAGCTAATACAAATAATCAGAGGCATTATAGTAAATAACGTAGATGGTTATGTATTTTTAGAAACTGGCAATAAATGGCTAGAGGATACTCAAAACGATCTTAAGGATGTTTTATTCAATACAGAGACTTATTCTCTTAGATACAAGTCTGGAAGTAAGTTGCTAACCAATCCAGTTATTGTAGGATCTACAAATCCTAATATAAAGTTGCCAGATCTATCAAGCCTTGAGGGTGCAATAGATGAGAAGAGTCTAGAAATAGCTATCCCATTACTTGCAAAAGAGGGAGAGATATTATTAGATCCTTGTTGTGGTATGGGTAATTCAGCAAGAAGTGCTATAAAGAATAAGATGTCATTTGTTGGCAATGAGTTTAACGGAAAAAGGTTAGAAAAAACAATTAACTCATTAAAAAAAGATAAATGAGTTTAGTATTTAAAAAGAGTAATCATAAAGAATGTGATGAGTTAATCAAATTAGCATTACCTCACGGAATACGTTTTGGTGAAAAAGATATTACATTTGCATTATTTTCTAATCAAATTTTAGTAGGTATGGCTTGTATATTAATAAGAAGCAAAAACGGAACGGCAGTTTTTAAAGGAGATTTTGTATTGCCTAAATATAGAAACAAAGGATTTCTTGATTATATGATTAAACAAAGATTAAAGTATTTAAAAGTTAATTACCCAGACTTAAAAAGAGTTGAAGTAAATGCTTATCCACAAGCATTAAATTGCCATTTAAGAAATGGAGCAAAGTTTATTAAGAATTTTAGATACACATTTGAGAATGGAGAAACATTAAAACTACTTTATTATGAAGATTTATAGCAAGACTAATGTATTAACGGAAGCAGAGAATAGGATTAATAGACTATTTGACGAGTTTGAAAATGTAGTCGTTGGATTTTCTGGTGGCAAGGATAGCACGGTCTGCTTAAACTTAACAGTAGATATTGCAGAAAAGAGAGGTAGATTACCTTTAAAAGTCGTATGGGTAGATCAAGAAGCTGAGTGGCAAGGAACGGCTGATTATTGTGAGTCAGTATTCGCTGACAAAAGAATAGAGCCTATGTGGTTTCAGATACCAATGAAATGGTACAATAACGTATCTTCATCGGAAAAGTATATACATATATGGGAGGAGGGCAAAAAACACATTAGAGAGCGTTCTAGTATATCCATAAAGGATAATGTATATTTAGACTTTGGTTTCCACGAATTATTTGAGCGTATTTTTAAAGTACATTTTCCTAATCAAAAGTCTTGTTACATTTCTGGTGTAAGAACGGAGGAAAGCCCAAAAAGATTAATGAGCCTTACAAGTGGATTAACTTACAAGGACATTACTTGGGGTAAGATCTTAAACAGAAAACTTGAGCATTATACTTTTTACCCTATTTATGATTGGAGCTATTCTGATGTCTGGAAGTATATATTTGACAATAACATAGAATACAATAGAATCTATGACGAATTATTTAGGCAAGGAGTAGG